GACCCGATAGGTCTCCCCGGATTTCTCAGCATAGTACAGCACAATGCGGAAGACAATGACAGGCACACCAGTTTTGTTTGGCCTTCTGCATCCATTGACAACATGATAATAGAAACTGTTGAAGGAGAAAAATTTGAGCACACTGATACCCCTCGTTGGTTTAAGCAACTGTAAAGAGTGCCCACTATACGAGAGTGCTAATTTAGTTGAGGGTGTCGGGCCAAAGCCTGCGCATATAATGCTAATAGGTGAAGCTCCCGGCGCTCTAGAAGATGAATTCGGTGAGCCCTTTGTGGGCGCAAGTGGTGCTAAGTTAGAGATACTACTAGAACAAGCAGACTTATGCCGAGACGATATCTACATAACTAATTTAATAAAACACCGTCCCCCTCGCAACCGTAATCCGTATAAGCGTGAGATAAACGCTTGTGCGCATTGGTTGGAGGACGAATTGAATCAAGTCAGGCCAATGATTGTGGTGACGCTTGGCTCGGTAGCTGGAAAATACTTCAAGCCAGACCTGTCCCTTACTCGTGAGCATGGTGTGCCGCAAGAGAGTGAGGGGTTTCTACTGGTTCCGATGTACCACCCAGCCGCCGCCTTGCACAACCCAAACTTATGGCCTGTACAACTGGAGGATTGGGCCGCACTGAGGACGAAACTCCACAATAAACAAGTTACTCCACGCACTAGTTATTCTCTATATGGCAACATCTCTCATGTCGGGCCTTTAGGCTTCGACCTTGAGACTACGAGTCCCACTAGAGGGGGGCGGTTTGCTGTACAAGAGGCAGAAATCGTGGGGTATAGTTGGTCGGACATACCGGGCAGTGGCTCGTACATACCAGAGAAGCCATACAAGATGAAGGCTATACTGGAAGACCCCAACCAAGAAGTGATATGTCATAATTCTAAATTTGAATATACTCATCTGAAGAACAACGACATCACCCTTGCCAATTTCCAAGACACAAAGATTGCGGCATACCTTCTCGGCTTGCCGTCAACACATCTTAAAGACCTTGCCGTGCAAGAACTGGGCATTAAGCCTATCACCTATTCCGAGGTGACTGGCGGTAAGGATATGAGTGAGTTGACAGCGGAAGAGATATTACCGTATGCGGCGGCAGATGCAGATAACACACTTCAGTTGTGGGATGCGTTAGTCACAAGACTAAGGGAGTACGTACTGGAGGATGTGTATAATAATATAGAGATGCCGCTCGTACCTGTGTTGTCGGACATGGAGAGAAGGGGAGTGCTAGTCAGCCCGGAGGCAGTGGACAAGGCTATAGAATATTTCAAAGAAAAGCAAGACGACGCTGAGTGTAGGGCACACTCCGAGATACCTGTCGAGGTAAATATCGGGAGTGGTGACCAGCTTGCTCGCTGGCTTGAGGAGAATCATGCACCCATTACCAAACGCACTGATGGTAAGGGGTTGCTATGCACTGACGAGAACACACTCAGGAGTCTGGAAGGCTGGCACAAAGACACGATAGACGCCATACTGGACTTCAAGATGTTCCGAAAACTGGGTGCGTTTCCTAAGAAATTTAAAGAACTAAGTGGGTGGGACGGTGCGCTACACCCTAATTTTAACCAAGGGGGTTACTATGAAGAATCTTCTGATACGTCTGGGTCTGCTCCAGCCACAGGCCGCTTATCCTGTTCGACGCCGAACCTGCAACAAATACCGCACCACGGCAGAGGGAAGGGGGCGGAATATGAGGAGTATGGGAGAATGGTGCGAGGGTGTCTGGTGGCTAGACCGGGATATGTTCTAGTAGCCGCCGACGTTGGGCAACAGGAGCCACGGATTGCAAGTCTGGTAGCGCCTGAGCCCACGTTGATGGCTGACTTTGACAGAGGTCTGACACCCTACGCACTGATAGGCGAAGACATATACGGCAGGGAGATTATTAAAGGTGTGGATGAACAGGAGTGGCACACCGCCAAGACATTCTTCCTTGCCCTAGTGTATGGTGCAGGTGCTGGTAAGTTAAAAGAAATTGACCCTCGCCTGTCAATGGAGCAGAGCCTGAGTGGATACCAGAAAATCTCCACTCGCTACGAAGGTCTCACACATTTTAAAAATAACGTGTACTTTGAGATAAAAGAGAAAGGCTATGCTCGTGATTACTTTGGTAGGATACGGTGGTTCCCGGGCATATACTCAGCCGCTCAACACCAGCGAGAGGCCGCAGTACGAGAGGCCATCAACTTCCACATCCAAGGGCCAGCCGCAAGCTGTATAAAGATTGGCATGCGCAAGCTCTGGGATGACATACATGAGTTAGGTTTAGATGCACACCTACTATTACAAGTGCACGACGAAGTTATATTAGAAGTTAGGGAAGACCAGCTAGACACCGTAATACAATTGACACAGACAATGTTAGACGATGTTATGCCAATCTCATTCCCTATTGAACCGGAGGTTGGTAAAGTATGGTCAGCGATGACGCCTTACAAATTTTAAGAGATGCCATTGCCAAACACCGAGCAGTATTCCGGGAGTACTGGGATGGTGGGTTGTGGGCTGAGGCAGACGAACATTGGAAACATTTATTAATATTGAGGAGAGAGAATGACAATATCACAAGAAGAAAAAATAACAGTTGACGGACAAACATGGGGCACAGTTAATGGTGACACCCTACGAAAGTATGTTAAGAAGAGCAGGCACTTGTTTAGGAAATGGGATGCTTGGGGAATGGATGCCAGTGTATGGGATAGTTTAGCCGTACGAGGTGTGCGTAACCTAGAGGTACTGGACAAACAGGAGAATATACTGTATACTATAGACTTAGAAGAGATAGATACTTGGGCTGACTTTGAGGCCGATTGGGGCTACGGAGTACAGTACTTTATTCCGAGGAAGTATTTTACTAAGACTGCCTATGAAAATTCTAAAGGATAATCACTGCCCTAACTGCGGTGTATATCTAGCAAAGGTACGAGGAGGTATAGCCGGGACGCCGTGTGGAATGTTTCACCAGCATCCCGGTGTTGCCCAGCTAGTTATATCTGTAGTGAATGGGGAGAACGATAATTTCAAGACGACTCTCGCCGAGGGTCAAGTAATAACTGAAACAGAAGGCGATGAACTGTACGAGAATGTTGACGAGGCTGTAATAGCTATGCTAGACACCATGCACGACGTACAATTTCCAAGTGAGGGATAGTGATAGAAGTATATACATCTAGTGGTTGAGGGCCGTGCCATATGGTGAAGGCGTGGCTTTCAAAAGAAGAACTAGAATTTGTTGAGTATAATATATCTACAGATAGTGAGCGTCTTGAGGCGCTCACTAGTATGGGCTATAGAAGTACTCCGGTGACATTCTTTGATGACATTACTGTAGTGGGGTATAACCCTGCTAAGTTAGAAGAGGCTATTACCTAGCTTTCTTTTTCTTCATTCTCTGTGCGGCTTTCTTAGCCGCCGCTTTTCCTTTTGGGGTATATGGGTAGTGTTTCTTCCCAACTTTAGGCACTGGTATCTGTCTCCTGTAATACTAATCTATGCACTTCATACTCATCTCCAATAGACACTCTCTCCCTGTCAACAACCTGCGCTGACGTACTACTCTCCTCATCAAACCCGGCATGACCATCATAGGTATGCTTGAAGTATATAGGATATACTTGGTCTTCAAGTGTGTCGAGGTCTGTCAGTTGCTTGGTCTTTGATACCGGGTCATAATACCCAGTCTCTTGCATCATGTCCTCGCCGACCCTCACAAACAATTCCCAAGTCTTTAGCTTGGGCGGCCTCAAAGTACTGTGTAGTTCAAAGGCGAATAGTTTTGGTCGGTCTTTGTTTGTTGGCGCTGAGGTTGTGAGAGTAAGTCTCAACTGTATTGAACGCCCGGTTGCCTGAGTGAGTGGATTAATATCTGCCCCACCAGTAGTGACAGTCGCATCGTTAAAATATAATGTCTGTATTCTATTTGTAGACGATAGTGTGCCTAATGTATAGGTCTCACTATCCTCACCATCCAAACCATACTGCACTTTCAAAGTTTCACTACCATCAGTAGTACCCAGATTCTCCACCCAGAATATTGCCTTCAGAAACGCCTTAGCAGTACCCGGCACACCACCGTGCCAGAGAGATGTATCAAACGTACCAGACGATGCCACCGTAGAGGTTGCGTCAATATATGGTGCGGCAGACTTAGTAGGTAGTGTCCACCTGTACGTTCTAACATTCATTTCTTGAGTACCACCACCTTCTATCCTACCAGCCGCAACCAAGTATCTAGTATGGTCATCTGGATTAGCGGACGATATATCGTTGTATACCATCAGTGCATCTAGCTCACCGAACCTAACCTCGTCAATAGTATGTACATTAAATTGCCCGGTGGAGTCTTGCCTTAAAGACATAATCTTAATGCTTTTCTCAGATGCGGTCATACCAATCGGGAAGTCTCCAAACTTACCAGCCTCAGCAGTCTCAGGAATGTCAGCCGCAATCCACATCTCATGAGGACTAGGCGCTATTGCCCTAATCTCACCACCGTAGCCCGGTATTCTGGGGGCTACGAATAAGCTAGTAATGTCTTGGATTTGGCCCGGAGCCCATCGTATGATGGACTGAGATGATGCTGTAGTATAGAAGTAGCCGTGCCACTCCTCTCCAACAGCAAAGTTCTTTTCGTGTACACCCTTATCCCACTCAGTAGAGGTTGGTGCGAACGCATTCTCAGCCGTAGATGTGCCAGCATACTGTCTATTATACTGCCATAACCCATCTTGTTTACCAACCAGTATCGTATCGAATGCCGAGAACAGTCCTGTAATGGGTCTATCCTCTGAGCCTATCGTATAGGCAGATGACCAACTACCACCATTAATAGCGGATGTAGCAGACTTGAGAGTATTGACTGTCTCACTCTTCCACAATGCTAGGTTGCCTGCATTGTTACGTGCTACAGCAAAATACTTAGCATGTGCTAGCGCCCCACTCAACGTACTCACTGTCCATGACGTTGTAGAGCCATAGATATAATCCTGACTATACCCAAACGCCACATAGATATTGTTATCAAAATGTATTATATCTGTGGCGGCAGTAGATGCGTGTATATACACAGCCTCCCAAACGTCATTAGACTCATTCCATTTACTTACCACCTCCCCTTGTGCGTGGTATACAGCGTTATCCATAGTTGCCATGCCCACACAGGCATCTTCCGACTCCTCAATCTGTATAGTTATAGTATCAATATAAAACTCTACAGCCTGTATGCCAGTAGCGTAGGTAGAGTCACCTAAATATATTGTTACCTCGTCGGCACTACCATTAATCGTGCGTTCAACGGAAGTGAATAGCCACTTGCCTGTTGCATAGGCTGAATCATCG